TTATGGTGCTCGCAGATCGGTGATCTTTGCTACCTACCGGAGGGCACCATGACCGTCGCTCAACACCGTAGCCAGCTCTGGGCCGGGCTCAAGGCGCGTGGTTGGGTGCCGGAAGAGAAGTTCGTCCAGTACAGCCGCGACCGGCTGCTGGAGGAATGGGTGACCTTCACCGGCGAGACGCCTCCCCCGTGGAAGCCTGAGTATGAGGCAGCGCCACAGCCCCAGGCCCCTGCGCCAGGGGAGGCGCTCGGATGGGACGACCAGATCCCGGCCTTTGCGCCTGCCCCGGTGCCGGCCCCTGCCCCTGCTCCTGCTCCTGCTCCTGCCCCGGTGCCGACCCCGGAGGCCGTGCCGGACATTCCGTTCTCGGACGAGCGCGACCCCGACGAACTGCCGGGGATGCGCTCCGGGCTGGAACCGATCCGCCGTGACAGCCAGGGGCGTATCTGGCTGCAGGAGGAGTTCCGCAAGCCTGCAGCGCCCAAGCCCCGGGCTCGGCGTGTGCTGCGGTACACCGAGACCGGCACCAAGACCGAGACGGTGCAGACCGCGGACGGCTACACCGAGTCCTTCGAGGTCGCCGGGGAAGGCCCGGGACGACCCGCAGAGATCAAGATCACCCTGCCGACGTACCAGGTCGGGGTCTACAAGGATCCTCGGTTCCCCTTCAAGGTGGTCTGCTACAACGGTGCGGAGGGCTTCTACCGGGAGGACATCGAGGAGTTCTACGGTGGCCCTGAACTGGTGCCGTCCTCCGTGAAGCGCAACTACGTGTCGAACACGCTGTGCTACGACATCCGCTCGGTGGTCCGTGCCATCGAGGAGGAGTACCACCGTCTCCAGATCACCGGAAAGGTTTCCTCATGACCGAACAGGTTGAAGGCCAGCTGACCGTCGAGGACGTTCTGGCTGCTGCTGAGGAGGTCCCGTTCCACCCCATCCTGCAGGTGTGGCAGACCGTCATCTCTCCGGCTCGGAACGAGATCGGCAAGCCGGTCACCCCGCAGTGGGCGAACCGCATGGTGCAGACCTACCCTGAGCTGAGCTATGCGAGCACCGTCCTCCTGGCCGACACGTACTACGAGAAGATCGGCCAGCTGTCCGACATCCTCACGCTGGAGATCGAGGGCGACGAGGACTGCCTGAAGCCGGTCAACGCCGAAGAGGACCTGACGTACAACCACGCTCACTACTTGAACGTGATCTTCACCTGGCAGAAGCTGTTCCTCCAGTGGGAGCTGGACTGGAAGCCGACGGACGCGACCGCTGCGGTGGAGATCGCTGCACTGTCCGAGGTGCACAAGATGTTCTTCGACCCTTCGGGGCTGCTGTCGTTGCTGGAGCAGATCAACTTCGAGTTCACCGATGCGGATCGGGACCTGTTGGCGGTCGAGCTTCAGGAGATGAGGGAGGCGGTCGGTGAGTGAGCAGCCGGTGGACGAGCGCGAGTACGTGGAAGTCTCGCAGCAAGGCGGTGTGGGCTTCAGCGACCTCATGGATGCCCTGGTCGCAGCGGAGCCGTCAGCGACGCAGACAGCGGCTGCTGGAGCAGATCCAGCAGGTGATGCACCAGGAGCTCCTGGAGGCCTTCAGGCCCCTCTCACAGGCCCTGCTGAGGCAGGATGAGCTGCGGGAGACCCAGTACCTGGCGCAGGAGAAGCTGCTGCTGGAGCTGCTGACCCCGCTGTGGCCGAGTCGGACGCTGGAACTGCAGCGGGAATTGGGGCTGGATCGCTAGACCTCACGGTCGCGGTCAGCCAGCTCAGCTCGATGAGCACCGCGATCGAGGACAGCGTCACCAAGGCGTACCAGCAGCAGGCGTACGACGCGGTGCGCGATGAGTACCGGCAGTACTTCGACGCGCTGGACAAGCACCCCCGGCTGCTGGTGGGGACCAGCGTCCCGGCCATCGGCAAGGAAGGGATGGAGACGCTGCGCGACTCCACAGACGCCAAGGAGTGGCAGGACGCGGTGAAGTCGATCCTGGTGCAGGAGATCAAGGAGCGCGCCCAGGTCAAGATCGACGAGTCCAGCTCCTACCTGGACACCCTGCACTCGTCCATCGACCTGTTCAAGAACAACCCGGATCTGATTCCTGGGACGCCAGGGTTCGATGCTGTCCTGGCGGACCGTTTTGCCGGTATGCTCGCTCCGTACGAGGTGCGGGTGGACGGCAAGCTGCACGGCTACTCGATCCCTGTGCAGCCGATCATCGACAGTCTCCGAGGGCAGCTGACGGCGGAGCGCTCCACCTCGTCCGCTCCACCGGCCTCGGGAGCTGCTGCGGGGGCTCCGGGCGAGGCCCGTCCAACCGAACCTGTCGAGCCCCCGCAGGCAGCGATCCAGTCGAAGGCGGGAAACTCGAACGAGAAGGAGGACTTCTCCACCCTTTTCGGTACCATCGGACTGCCGAACCTGCAGATCTGAGGAGATCGAGATGGCGAAGAAGTCCAGCAAGAGCGCCGCTCCCGTGGTCGACGACGAGACCCCGGCCCCTGCTCCGACCACTCCAGCCGCTGCTCCGCCTTCCGAGGACTCCGTGAAGACCGGCACAGCCGGCGGGCCCAACGGTAACTGGTTCCCGGTGTACAAGGTGCCGAAGCACACGGACCCAGCCACCACGCCCCTGTCGTACCTGAAGGACTCCGACCACAAGCCGGGGCAGGGCAACCTCGGGCTCACCTGGAATGGCGATCCGATCCCGGTGGTCCGCACCCCGGGGCAGCCGATCATGGACCGGCGCACCCCCGGGCGGACCGTGGCGTTCTACTACACCCTGCTCGGTGCGCAGCGGTACACCCTCCACCGGGACCACGAGGCCGGGTACGCCGCGTACGATGCCCATGCCAAGGCGCTCCTGGCGCGCCCCGCCGGCACGCCCGCCCCGCTGTCCCCGCAGCCTCAGGAGATGAACCCGCCGCGGGTGACGATGGCGCACGTGACCCCGGCGAAGCTGAAGTACCCGTCCACCACTCCGTAGTCACCGGCACAGGGAGGTGTCGTGTCACTGCACTTCCCTGTCTACTACCACCCGCGCCCCTATCAGCAGGACCTGCACCGGATGTTCCGGTCCAAGCGGTACTCGGTGGCGGTGCTGCCGCGTCAGACCGGCAAGGATGTCGCGGCCAGCATGGAGCAGTGCGATGCGCGGCTGAGAACGCCGAAGACCACGGGCGTGTACATCAGCCTGTCCAACCCGATGATCCGTGACATCCTCTGGGACAAGACGTACATCGATCCGGTGACGAACCAGTACATCCGAGGGCTGCACGACAACGTGCCCGAGGAGCTGGTGGACTGGAAAGCCACCGTGATGGAGGGCCGGTTCACCAACGGCAGCCGTCTCAAGCTGCAGGGCTACTTCCAGTCCGGGCAGGATAAGGCTGGTGTCGGTACGTCGTTCCAGGACTACACGATCACCGAGCTGGCGCTGTTCGGCAGGGAGGATCCGATCCCCCGCCTCATGCCGATCCTGGAGAATCGAGCCGAGCAGAAGCGTCTGATGGTGGTCAGCACGCCACGAGGCAAGCGGCGCAACCCGCTGTGGCAGCTGATGGAGTCGTTGAAGGACAACCCTGAAGCAGAGGTTGTCATCCGTGACATCGACGACATCAACACGATCATGACGCGCGAAGGGCTGCCACCGGTCCTCACCGAGGAGGAGCTGGAGCGGATCCGGGACACCTATCTGAAGCGGTTCGGCAACGACCGCATGTTCGAGCAGGAGTACTACTGCTCGTTCGAGGAGATGGATGCTGCTGCTGTGTACGGCGAGGCGTACATGAAGCTGGTCAAGGACGGCAGGGTTGAGTCGTTCAACCTCAACCCTGGGCACCCGGTGTACGTGGTGTTCGACATCGGGGCTTCGGGCGCGCAGTCCGATGCCACTGCTTGGCTGGTGTTCCAGTGGATCAACGGCAGGCTGTTCATCTACGACTGCGGCGAAGGCCACGGTCGTGCACTGCCGGAGTACGTGGACGTGCTGCAGGAGAAGCACTACTTCAACAAGCTGGGCGCGATCATCCTGCCGTGGGACGGCGATCACCACGAGAGGGCGGTGAACACCACCCCGGCCGACATGATGCGGCAACGGTTCGGGAACGTGGCGGTCCTGGCCAAGAGCAACAAGGTGTGGAAGGTGCCGGGTTCCAGGTCAGGCGACTACTCGATCGTCACCGACATCCAGCAGACGCGCATGGCGCTGTACAACACGGTGGTGCACGAGGAGAACTGCCAGTGGCTGCTGGAGTGCATGGAGAACTACAAGTACTCGTTCAACAACAGGCTGCAGATGTGGTCGGAGCAGCCGTTGCACGACAAGTACAGCCACATGATGGACGCCCTGCGCTACGCGGTGCAGGCCACGAAGGAGCTGGACTTCTTCAACGGCGGTTTCTTCGAGGAGAGCGGGAAGCTGGTCAGTGCGGTGACGTACGAGGATGATTGGTCCGGTGTGTGGGCATGAAGTACGTGAGCATTCAGCAGTCGTTGCAGTACGTGGCGGACAATCCTGTGGTCGCTACGGATGACATGCTGAACATCCCGGTGCATGAGCTCGTGTCGCGTACGCTGTTCGAGATCGCGAACGGTGGCGTGCTCAACAAGCCTCGGACCCTGGCCCGCGCGAACGCTGCTCGTTCCGAGCTGCTGCTGCGGCTGGTGGGTCGGCGGCTTGCTGGATCGCACCCTGCTACGCGGAAGACCGAAGCATTGATCCAGCTGAAGGACCTGGTGGGCGATGGAGAATGAGACAGGGGGCGAGCTGGTCAGTTTCCAGCACAAGTTCCGTCACCAGGTCCCTCCGAGCCACAGGACCAGTCTGGACACACGCCTGCGTTGGCTGTGGGTTCAGCGGTTCGGGACCGTGCAGACGGTGTACAGCCACAGCCCTGATCTGCTGGATCGCACTGCTGCGACCTTGATCCTGCAGGCGATCATGGCGCAGGATCTGGTGTCGATTCGTCAGCTGTACACGCGTCTCGAAGGGGGCGCGAGTAGAGATGAGACTTTGATGGATTCTTCGGAGTCGTTGAAGCTTTGAACGGCTTACCGTTCCTCTTCGCCTCGCGCGCCATCGTTCGCCACACCTGAGCTTCCGGTCGAACGCACACCGTGCAGTCGCAATCGTTGCGGATGTAGATGTGCAGGTACGCCAGGTTGTCCGGTTGCGTCTCCGGCATCGTTCGCTGATCATCGGGCACGGTGTCGTACGGGATGAACCACTCGCCCCTGAACCGTACAGCTCGTGGGTCGTCGGGTTTCCGCACCTTGTACTTCCGGTCCTCGGGCTTGACCGGCATGTACTTGACGCGGTTGTTCCGGTAGAGGTGCCGACCGTCAGGAAGCACCTCGACGGCGTACTTGGTCATGCGATGAGAGACCCTTCGCAGTACTCGGCGTACAGGGTCAGTGTAAGCGGCCGGTGGCGCTTGATGTAGTAGCCCTTGCGTACGGTGTACGCCTTGGGCACCTTGCGCCCTGCGATCCACGTCATGTACGGCTTGCCGAAATAGTATACGAGGATGCGATTGATCTTGCGGAGATCGGCCCGCCAGGTCTTCTGCGCGCGCGACAGGTCCTCGTGGTTGGCCCCGGACAGTTCCTTGATGCTGGAGCCTGTCACCCACTCGTAGATCATGATCGCGGTGACCCGGTGCTCGTGCTCGACCGACAGGTTGCGCAAGAACTTGCGTGACTCCCGCTCCCACATGACGAGTGTCGGGTTCTCGCGGACCAGGAACTTCTCCTTGGTCAGCGGCATCGGGGCCCGCAGCTCGTCAGGCAGCGCGATCTCTACGACGCGTGACTCCCTGTCCGGCTTGGCGTCCGAGGGGAACGCACGTCGTGGCGCGCGCCGGTCGGCGAAGCGCTCGCGCAGCTTCTGCTCTGCTTCGAGGAGGCTGAAGTCTTCAGGCATGGGGCCAGTATTGCACAAAAAAGAATGTGATGGAGCCCGAAGGCCCCATCACATTCCTCAGAACCCGGGACAGCTGTAGCTGGTGAAGTCGTCCCACGGTCCCCACCAGCGGCCTTCATTGCTCATATCCCAGGCCACGGCGTCTTGCACAGCGGGCGGCCATTGGTCGGCGGGCTTGCTGGACCATTCGCCGTCGGAGCACTCTTAGCGCGGCGGGTACAGGCTTGGGACCGGGCTTCATCGTAGCCCGAGTTTCCGCGAGCATGCGGGCCACGCCTGCCAGCCCTGACGGGACAAGATCACCTCAGCGACGGCGATCTGCTCGGCTTTGGTGGCCTGCCACGGATACCGCGCATTGACATCGGCGAGGTTCGCCATGAACGGCCAGTACCGGAGACTGAACTGGAGGCCGCCGCCGTACCCGTTGCCGGTGTTGATCTGCCAGTTGCCTCCGCTCTCACATTGGGCGAGGCGGTCCCATGTGCTACCTAGCGCGCTGGAAGTAGCACGGGCAGGTGCTCGTGCTACTTGGCTACGGTCGGCCCGCTCGGTCACCCGTACCGTCACCTCGACGGTCTTGGGCGGCAAGGTGACGGGTGGTGCGGTGACCGTGCTGGTCACCGTAGGGATCGGTCGTTCGGTGGCTTCGGTGTAGCTGCGCTGAAGGGCGTCACGCTGATGCCTCATGTTCTCGGCGTCCGCTACGACGTAGAGCACCATCGCGGTCATGCAGGCGAGGGCGATCATCGTCGGAGCAGGGTGTATGCGTTTGCTCATCTCGATCCTTTCCGCTGAGCATGCCTGCGCCACACCTCGATGTGGCGCCGTGCACGCTCGCGAGCATCGTTGAGATCCAGTAGATCATCGAACCAACCACAACTGCATTCAGCACGGAACCCGCCCTGCATCATGTCGGTGATGTCGCACTCGTGTCCGGCCAACTTGAAGTGATGGAAGAGAGAGATGAACGGATCTCTTTCCTCCATCATCGCCCTAGACACCCTTCTCCAGATTGACAGGTGCCACCTCGAAACCGCATGCCGCATAGCCTGCACCGTCCACCCATGAGTCACGCTTGTTCGGGTTGGTCTTGACGCGGCTGATCTTCATCAGCTGCATCATGGCGGCCACGTCATGCGGTTGCACGGGATGTCCGAGGTACGTGGTCCAGAACTCTGCGATGTCCGTGAAGTTCTGTTCTGGCGTGCCGTAGTCCTGGTTACGGTCGGCCATGATGTAGCTCTTGGCTTCATCGAGCACTTGCTCGCGAATACTGGTGTCCATCAGTGCTCCCTGTTGAGGATGGTGAAGATGTGCATAGCACCTTCTTCAGTGATCTGGTGCGTGGCGAGCAGCTGCAGAAGCGCCTCGTTGATCTTCGCTGCCAACGAGGCGGCTTCTGCAGTCATCATGCGTACGTGCTGATGTTGCTCACCAGCTTGTCGGCCTCGGTTTGGTCGAGGCCAACAGCGATGGCACGAGCGTGCACCAGCTCCTCCCACCCTTCGACCTGAGCCACCTTCAGCTGGGAACCGATGGCGAACAGCGTGTTGTTGCGCTTGCCGGTGGGGATCGGCTTCTGCAACTCGTCGATCAAGTCGGTCTGCAGCATCAGAATCTCGTGCTCCTCACTTGAGTTGATGGCGCGGATGAGCGAAGTCTTCCGCGCAACGGTCTGGTCCTTGTGCTGGTTGAGCTTGGTCGCCAATCCGTCAGGGATCATCACGGGTTGACGTGCGTTCCACCGTTGCGTCTGGAAGTGGTAGACGCATCCGGTTGCACGAATGTCGATCCCTTCGAACAGGGAGATCCTGTCCTGGAACTTGTCGAAGCCGTTCTCCCCCCACTGCTCATCGGTCAGATAGAACAGGTGGTATCCGTTGCCGCTCTTGCTGGTTTCAGCCAGCGTCGGTGGGAGGATGCCCAGGTTGATCGCTGTCTGGAAGCCACCGTTCTTGCCATCGATGTCCACGCAGAGCATGGACAACGAGCGCATGACGATCGCAATCGCAGACAGGTTGCGGGTGTAGCTCGCAAGAGAGCGACGTGCCGCGAAATTTTTCTTGGTGTAGCGGGCCATGAAGCCCCTGTCCTCGGGCTGGTCATGCCTGCGCAACCCCCAGTCGGGGTCGGTCTTGCCATTGGGCCACGCCCGGACCAGAGCTACCCCGTGCGGTCCTGCGTAGTCGTCCAGTACTGCAGGAACCGGTTCGTCGATCGTGTACTCGTCAGTCCTCCACCACGGAAGCGGTGTCTGATGCATTGGTGTCCTCCGTACGTTGTGCGTCGAGCAGGTCTTGACCTGCGGGAGTGAGCGCGTCCACGCGCAACGGGTGAAGCATCACACCGTTGTGCCGCTTGGATCCACGCTTGAACTTCACGACCGACTTGAGGATGTCCCTTACGTCTTCGTCGGTGCGTGCTGTGAGATCGTTGTGCGAAAGCGTCCAGCTTGTGAATCTCTTCGCCAGGTCAGGCAGCCACATGTCCTTCAGTATGTCTTCCGATTGACCAGGGTTGTTGTTCTCGATGTACAGAAGGAACTGCATCGCCAGGTCGTTGCTCAACGATTGAGCGAGCTGCATCTTCATCGACGCCACGGTCTTCTTCAGTGCACCATGCGGGTCGTCTTCGGTCACGAAGTGATCGATGAGAAGCGACAGCAGAGCTCCAAGGAGCGGTTCACTGGTCATGTGCTTGAAGAACTTGGCGTTGTCCGGGTACGTGTTCGGAAACTCGAAACGGACCAGGCGTGCTTGCAGCGCAGAAGACGTGTCGTTCGTTCGCGGTTCGGAGTTCAGGCCCTCGATGAACAGCGCGTTGGTCTGCACGGTGTCCAGATGGTTGGCATACCGCTTGCGGGTAGCGAGTGCCTCCCCTGCAATCAGTGTCTTCTCGTTGCCTGAATCCGAGATGAAGGTGGCAGGTCCGTCCATGATGACGTTGAGCAGCTTGCTGTTCAGCTCAAGCATCTCTGATTGTCCACCTGCGATGTGCTGTCGTGTGACCTGGCTGTAGTTGTCGGGTCCGAGCAGTTTCTGCAGCATGCTCATCAGCACGGACTTGCCGTTGCGTCCTGCACCGAGGAGCAGTACGTAGCGGTTGATCGACCAGCCAGGTGCGAGCACCGTGGCCAGGTGGTGCATGAGCGAGGTGTACTGCTCCGAGCTGAAGCCGACCCATTCGAAGATGACATCGCGTACGAGCTGCTTGTCGTCGGCGTCCTCGTTGAGCGCAACAGGCAGCAGGTTGGGCACGAAGCTTCCGGTTGGCACGCGCAACGATCCGTCATGGTGCAGCACGTTCAGCTGGTCGCCGTGCTTGATGAGCAACTGCGTGACAGTGCTCTCGATCTGCGTCGCGTGCTGGATGCAAGCGGAGAGCAGGTCGCTCTGCATGTTGCCTAGGTACGTCATCCCGAAGTGCTGGTTGCCGAAGAGCACCAGGTCCTGGATCTGGTACTTCCGCCAACGTGTGCGCTCCGGAGCAGGTGCTGTCCCTTGGACGAAGCCCGTCTCGTAGTCCTCGGGGATGTAGTACTCACCGTTGTAGACAACAGCGTTGTAGTGATCAGCAAGGACTTCCGCCTGCTGGATGATGTCAGACCTCTTGGCCTCTTGCATTGTGCTAACCTACCTTCGGTTGTTACGAAGTGAAAGACGCGGGGCCCTCCTTGATTGGGACCAGGAGGGCCCCGCGTTTCTTACCTGGACACTGCGTCTCGAATCATCTGCATGAGCTCGATCCTCTCCTGCACCTCTTGCTTCGAGAGGGTGCGATCGTTGAAGAGCCGATGCAGTTCTTCTTGATACAGGTCCTCCACAGAAGCCATGCTGCGCCTCCATTCTTCGCGCCGGTCGGGAGTGACCGGTCCCTCCCCTTGCTACGAGCGGAGGTGCGGCATGAATCTGTAGATCTTCTTGGTTGCTGCATCGGACGCATCCCCCCGCGGAAGGATGCGACCGATGAGCTGGCGACGCAGAGCATCGTCATCGGTGTCATCGACGATGATCAACGTGTCGCACACCTTGTCGAAACCGTCGGTCCCTGTTGCCAGGGTCGCTGTACCCACCAGGATACCAAGCTCACCCGCTCGAAAGCGAGCAATCGTTTCCTGCTTCTGCTTGATTGGAGTGGTTCCAATTACCAGAAGCGGGCCCAGATCATGCAGTGTTCTACGCGTGGCTGCTGCGATCACCGCACTGTTCGCGAAGATCAGCGTAGGACCTGCGTCGGTCAGCAGCGTACGCAGCTGCTGCTCCACATGCGGCTGCAACGAGATGGGCTTGTCATCTCGAAGCAGACCGTAGATCTTGGCTCGATAACGCTGCTCCATCTGGCTCGCCATGATCCGATGCGCCCTGTTGTCATAGCTGACAGCGGTGAAATCCGGTGGCAGCTTGACGTTGTACGGCACATCGGTCACGGTGTACACCGCATCGTCCGGCAGGTGGAACACCTTCGGCTGCGAGGACAGGAAGTCCGCTGCATCGATGTA